TTTGAATCTCTCGCTCTCTCTATCAATTTTTTCTTTTGGAGTTAAACCGTCGTCTTGTCTAGCGACAATCTCACTTAATTCTTGATCTTCTGGTGAAACGAGCCCTTGGCTTCCGATTCCCTTCCCTACATTCGTTCTTTTGGCCAAGTCGACTGCCGTCTTCACTATCTCGGAGAGGCCACCAGTAGTCGCATTCTCAGCTACCCCTTGATAAAGTTTGGCTGTGTCCTCTGGCAGCCCCGCCTTTATGAGCATGTTATAGATGCCGCGACCCGTTTCCTTGTTTTTTTGCATTTGCAGCACTTTTAGCTGGTTTTCTGGGGTGAGCTTGGCTAGATCATTAGCTTCCACCTTTTCGCCAGCTACAACGCGTCCTAGAACGTCTTGTTGTGCTTCGTTCATTTCTTGCTGTTCAATAGCCATACGCTGGTTAAAGATCTCTTGACCCTTTTCTCCGTAGGGAGCTAGAGCCGAGCGCAACTCTTCCAGTTTCTTAGATTGTGGTGCCCCTTCCAAAGCCTTATCATGAAGCACACTCTCTAGGCTTCTATTGGCAAAATAAGTGTTCAATCCATTGCCAATGCCCTGACCAAGACTCATGCCAAGCCTATCGGCTAATTGACCTTTCTGGTTTTCCAAGGTTCCAAAGTGTTGTACCATTAGGTTATCCCTCCTCCTATTGGCGAGCTCTTTTTAAAGAGATTTGCTATCCCCGTCCCTCCCATGCCACCCAATTGTCCGAAGAGTGGTCCCCCAAAGGAACCTAATGCTCCTTCAAGAGTTTTCCCTAGCATTCCCTGTGATCCTTTTTGGGTATACAGTCCAAATGGCTGATAGTTCAATCCCGTTTGTGATAACTGATTGTATTGACCATACTGACTTTGAGCTGCATTTCCTTGAAGATCGGAAAAGAGCTTGGCTAGTTGAGCTTGAAGTCCCGCACCTGCCCCTCCCAGAGCTTGGGCAAATCCACTAGAAGAAAGAGCTCCTGAATTAGCTCCATATTGTCCCCCTATTCCGGCGAATCTTTCGGCTATTTGAGGCAGTATTTGTTCTTGGAACTGTTGAAGATAGGGAGCCGAGAATTGATCGTAAGCCTGTTGGCTATTTTCTTCTAGAAGGTTATTGAAATACTGGTTAGCAAGATCATATCCTCCTCCACCTTGAGACATGCCCATGGCCTGAGCTAAAATATTGTTATGGAACGCTTGCTGCTCTCTTGTACTTGTATCGATCTTTTTGAACTTATCCGGTTTTCCAAAGAGCCATTCACTAAATCCTGCCATATATCACCTAGTTTTTTAAATACTCCATGACCCAGACACACCAAGTCAAAGCATTACCTGAATTGTTTTGTATAATTATCGTATTTGTCGAGGCTTGATATCTCACATAAATAGAAGGGTCATTTAAGAAATAAGAAAGTCCGCCAGTATCAACAGCCCCTCCAAAACCCTGAACTGGATAGAGATACCCGCTGATGTTCTGAGGCTGTGTTGAAGAGGAAAGAGTCAGACTGGTACTGCCGGTAGGGATGTTGCCGCCATTCAAGACAACAAGATCAACCGTGAGCCTATAGCCGTTCCTATTCTGTTGAGGATTGCCTACCTGATACCATTGCTCAAAGTTAGCCGTCTCTTGAAGTAGAAAGAGGCCGCTTTCTTTCGTATTCACGGCATTGGCCACTCGGCGAAGGTAGAGGAGCAATATGCTTTGAAACTCTCTGTCCTCTGGATTTACATCGAGGGAAACGGGTAACTGGTTTGTATTGAGAGGCTGGTTGCTGGATAGAGTCATTTTATATGTTGCCTAAATAATTTAATTTTGGTAACCATGGGGTCATTGTATATGCCTGTTATGCGCGCCCCGATTGGCCTCGGAGCGCTATTGTGTAATCTTAAGCCCTGAATGTCTGAATGGTCGTTCGGGGCTTTTTTATTTGTCAATTAATCAACCTTCCTCCCTCTCTAAACCAAATGTTCATGGCATTGAGCTCCATGGGAGTTTGGTGAGTGGCGAGCTGATTCATCAGATTATCGTCATAGGTCAAACCAATGCGCAGATACTGTCCGAATTGAGTGCTGTAGAAGCGATACCATGCATATTCAGAACCTGGAATATAGGTTTGACCGTTGATGGGAGAAGTATTCCATACTCCTCCTCTAAGATAGGGGGTGAATCCTGTTGAATCTGTATTGTTCAACGTAAAATTATTAGCATCGACGATGGTAATAGAATAAATGGCAGCGTTAAGCTGTGTCATTCCTTGCACATTGGCTATGTAAACGAGAGTCCCAGTAATTAAACTATGATTAGGACTAGTAATTTTACAGGGATTTGCCTGCGTTGCATTCGTAATAAATCCGCAAGCTTGAGAACTATTGATGAGTTCCTGATTCGTATTGATCAAGTTTGCCTGCTCGCCAAGGTAGCTATTTACAAAGAGCTGGATCGTCGTAGCAGCAATGGCAGGGGAAAGTAGATTCGCATCCATTTGAAAATCGATAAAAGAGAGTTTGAACTGTTTTCCAGCCCCTTGGAAGGGATTGAAGTCCTTGCCCTGAATATTCATTTTGGGAAAAAGAGTTACTTGTCCCCCTCCTAAATAAACGGAACTCGAAGTGATATCTACGGCATCGTAACTTTGAGAAGAAAAGTCCCAAACTGCTAAAGTAATAGTATTGCTATCTACAATAGACACATTGTAAATAATATTATTCAGACCTGGGTCTGTTCCATCCCAAATAGTATTTTGAATGTAAATTATTTCTGAATTCGCCAAATTGTGACTAGGAATAGTAATCTGGGTTGGATGTTCTGTAAAATCCACATCGGTTATAGCTAGAGTAGGAGCATAGAGAGTTGTCACTGGTTGAGGAGTTGACGCATCTGGATTTTGATAAATATTTATAAAACCATGTTGCGTACCTGCTGTGACATAATCGACGTATGCTTGATCGTCTACACTATCCCAATTTACATTACTTTCCCAAAAGGTTGTGAGACTATCCCAAGTGATTCCAAACTGAAATTGGGAATTGCCAAAACAAGTGATTGTATCTCTGAATTTTGCCCATGTATTATTTCTATAGTTAAAGAGAAGCACTGTATTCGGATAGGACTGAGTTGTTGATGCATTTGCAGTATCCAAATAGTTCCAATAAACAAGTTCCTTTTCAAAATCTCTAATTCCATGAACAAAATTAGGAGCATTGTTCTGAATTTCAAAACTAAAGACCTGCTCTGGTATTTGTTCGTCTAGTCGAGTGACTCCATTGGCAGCCGCCTGAATAATACCGCGATCGCTGACAGCCATTACTCCCTGATCAAAAACAATAGGGCTATAAGTACTGACGGCACCGAAATCAGAAGAAATTCTTTCCCAAATGAAAGGAAGTCCATATTCACCTATATATCTCAATTGCCACGTAGAGTATTCAAAAAATACAATCAGCGTGTTTCTAAAAAAGGCAGAGCTGACAATAGCCTCGTTTGTGGGGGCGTCAATAAAGCCCCCTCGTCCGAAAATATCGGATCTCCATCCGTCAGTTTGATCTGTAGGATCTCCAATCTGGCTAAATCGGCATCTAGCAAAGAAGTTGGTTGCTCCTGTGTAAGTGCTACCTGTAGTTCCTTCCCACGTGTTAAGAGCCAGCAATCGGCCGTAATAGGGAATTAAAATCAAAGCCTGCCACAAGGTAACTGTAGCAGTGACAAGAGGCTGCAAATCTGTCCAGGTCGTGTTGTTGTAATACCGAATAGGATCATAGGAAGATGTGGCTATATCTATATTGTTATTAGTTACGAAAAAATATCTTAGATTTGGAGTTGCTCCTTGATAATTAGCTGCCCAGAAAAAATCTGTGTTAGTGCCTGTCCATGTTGTTCCTGGAACTAGTTCACCAAAACCATTGACATATTGATACGCATATTTCGTATCAAAAAAGACTGTAGAATCAATCCCAAAAGTAGTTACATCTCTTTTCAAGATTCCCATAACCGGCAAAGTTGGATAATAGACCATGGTCGCAGTGGCAGCACTGCCAGGAGAAGCTGTAGTGATAAGAGTCACAGAACCGGTTATGTAGTTGATCGTTCCAGAGTTTCCAGCCGTGGCATTTGTAAGAGTTCCATTGCCTTGATCTACGAAAGGCGTACTCACTCCAGTAATACTTATACTGACACTGCCGGCTTGTATTTCTGCATTAGTTTCAGGAGTAATAGAAAGAACTGTATAAAGATTGAATGTCCAAGGAGAGGCTGAACTATTTCCTATAGAGACAGCGGTAAAAACTCGAGAAAGACGGCCCATGGGGACTTCCCCATCTCTTTTCTTCGTTCTTTCACGGTAAACATAAGCATTTTGTAGATCAGAATAGGCTTCATTAGCAAGCAAAGCAGGCTTTTTGTCTTGAGTAAGACCACCTCCCGGATATCCTCCTATCAATACTTGTTGAAATCCTGACATTTAATTACCTATCGCAAACCAATAAAGTCCACTTCCTCCTGGAATAGATGGGGAAAATGTAAATGATGTAGGAGAGGGTGTTCCAGTCACATCAAATTGTACAGGAGTGGCATAACTAGTAATTTGAACATTGAAACATTCATTTGGAAATGTTACTGGGAAATTAATTGGACTTGTTGTGTCATTGAATCCCCATTGAATTAGAATTCCTCCAATCCACGCATAACCTAGTCCTCGGCCAGAAGAACCCGAATTATTAAATCCTGTAAGTTGAGAAAGAACTCCTGCGCTACTCAAAGAGTATAATTGTGTGTCTCCATTATTGGGGATAGATGGAGTTGTGTTCATGTCAACATTCAAAGTCCCAGGAACTCCAGAAAATAGTTGATTATAGCCATTGACCGTAGAAACACTAGTTTGAGTAACTTCGTGTATAATCGTGTGATATCCAGCCGGTTGAGACCCCGGTTGTCCATTATTGTTCACGTGATCAGTAGCTAACGTCTCAAACGTTCCGTCTAAATTATTTCTGATTGTGGACTTGGTTTGACCTAGTGAAGATCCATCCGGAGGATAGCCTGGTGTGTATGTAGGGATCGGCATAATTTCTCCTTAGCTAACGCATACTGTTGCAATTGGCTGTACCGGCCTAGGATTCTTCAATTGTTTCTTCGATTTTTCACTCAGCTTGGCTTTAGCGGCTGAGAGAGGCTTTTTCAGCACTTTTTCTTTTCTTTTGATAACGGCCATAAAAATTACCCTGTCGTATGTCGCCCTACAAACGGCCCTCCTCCAAGAGGAATGGCCTTGTTTGGCAATGTTTTTACTTTCTTTTTGTTGTCTTTCTTGAGCAGTTCGGCAGCTCGGTTCTTTTTCACATCTTTAACTTTCTTCATAGAGATCCAAAGCTCGTCATTTGCCCATTGTTTCCATAGTTTTCAGTCAGTTGGTCGGTGTAAATAGTCGAAATTCGTTCCTGACCGATTTGCGCATAGGTTCTTGTCTCTATTATGTCATAGCGCTCTTTCAACATCTTATCGATGAAAATGACCCCATCGGAGTCCAGACGCTCTTCGAATATCTTCTTGGCAGCTCCTACAGATAGAATTTCCCACCATTCGGAAAGCTCTGGATTCCCTGTTTGGTCGGATGCTAAAAGGGCTTGTATTGGCTGCCTATAGCAGGTCAATTCGATGGTATACCCTTTATCTGGGGTAGGGCATA